CGTCGGTGACGGCGCCGGCGGCCACGGCCCAGCTCAAGCTGCTCGGGCTGCTGCGCGGGCCGGACAACGCGCTCGGCAACTTCGCCAAATGGGTTGCCCGCCTGAACCTTCCGGCTCTCTGGAGCGCGTCGGGCATCTAACCATCGGATTTCTAGGAGAACACGAACATGGCGACCGCTGGCGGCGTTATCACAACCGGTGCGCATCCCAAGGCCTTGTGGCCCGGCATCAAACTCTGGTGGGGTCGCTCGTACGACGAGCACGACCCGGAATATCCCGAGTTCTTCGACGTGGTCACCTCGGACAAGGCCTACGAGGAAGAGGTCGAGATCTCCGGCTTCTCGGTGCTGCGCGAGAAGGACCAGGGACAGGCCGTCACCTACGACACCGAGGTCCAGGGCTCGACGACCCGCTACACACACATCGCCTATGGCGGCGGCTACATCGTCACCTTCGAGGAGCTGCGCGACAACCTCTACCAGTACGTCTCCAAGCGCCGCGCGGCGATGCTCGCCTATGCCGGCCGCCAGACCGAAGAGATCGTCGCGGCCAACGTCTTCAACCAGGCCTTCAACTCGGCCTATCCGATCGGCGACGGCGCGGCGTTCATCTCGGCCTCGCATCCCACCATGGTCGGCAACCAGTCGAACCTGCTGACGCCCAGCGCGGATCTGTCCGAGCTGAGCCTCGAGGACATCGGCATCCAGATCATGCAGGCGGTCGACTACCGCGGGAACAAGATCGCGCTGATCCCCGAGATGCTGGGCATCCCGTCGCCGCTCTGGTACGACGCCAACCGCGTCGTCCACTCGGTGCTGCAGAACGACACCTCGAACAACGCCATCAACGTCATCCGTGCGACGGGCATGTTCAAGGACGGCGTCACGATCAACCACTACTTCCTGTCGTCCACGGCCTACTACGTGAAGACGAACTGCCCCGATGGCGCGCAATTCATGTGGCGCGACAAGCCGATGTTCGACACCGACAACGAGTTCGACACCAAGAACGCGAAGGCGTCGCTCTACATGCGCTTCTCGGCCGGCGTGACCGACTGGCGCTGCTACTACGGCTGCGCAGGCGCCTAGCAGGGACCACCGGCCCGGCACCACGCTCATTTCCGGGGTGAGCGCTCGTTCTCGAAGGAGATTGCCATGAAGTCGACGTTCACGGGCCCGCTGATCTCCTTCGGGCAGCGCCTTCCGCCCGGCGAGAGCGGGATCGCCAATCCGGATCTCGGACCGTCTTCGTGGGTCGGCGGCGCCACCTTCTTGGACCCGCGCGTGGGCTACAACCAGACGCGCAAGGGTTGGATCGGCGTCGGCGTCGAGTATCGGCGCGTCCTCGCCCAGGTGCCGGCCGCGCTCGGGGGCGCCAATCTGGCCGCGCTCCAGAATGTCGCGACGGGCGTGAGCCTGACCCTTGCCGCAGCCTCCGCCGGCATCACCGTTCTCGGCACCGGTGGCCTCAAGGTTTGGGCCTCCGGCAACATCGTTCCGGCCGGCGCGCTGGTGCTCGACGGCAACCCGTCCCTCGTGAACTACGGCTCGCCGGACCCGAACGGCAAGTACAGCAACAACGCCTACGCGATTTCCTCGATGGTGGCGCGCGCCGTGTCGGTTACCGGCGTTGCGGGTGGGGCGGGAGGCGCATTCACCGTCCGCGGCTACGACGTGTACGGCTATCCGATGGCCGAGACGATCACCGCCACGGCGGGCGCGACCACGGTTGCGGGCAAGAAGGCGTTCAAGTTCGTCACCTCAGTCATCCCCGCCTTCACGGACGCGCACAACTACAGCTTTGGCACAACCGACGTCTTCGGGCTTCCGCTGCGGGCATCGAACTTCCATGAGGTCCTGCTCTGGTGGAACGACACGCTCATCACCGCCAATACGGGCTTTGTCGGCGCCGATGCCACGAACCCGGCGACGGCCACCACGGGCGATGTGCGCGGCACATACGCCGTCCAATCGGCCTCCGACGGCACGAAGCGTCTTGTGGCGATGATCGGCCCCGCCCAGAGCACGCTGGCGACCGCGATCGGGCTCTTCGGCGTCACCCAGTTCACCAGCTGAGGAGGGCGCCTTGGCCGATGCCTTCACCAAGCAGGTGATCGAGAACGGTCCCCGCAACTATCGGGCGCTCTACACGCTGCTGTCGGACGGCTCCGGCGTGACCGGCTATGTCGCTGCCGACCCGACCGCGACGGGGGACATGGGCGTGAACATCGCCGGCAATATCCTCTATCCGGGCGTGAACCTGAAGATCTGGGACATGCGCTACTCGCTTGAGGACACGCAGCTGCAGATGGTCTGGGACGCGACGACGCCGCAGAACGCCTTTCTGTTGACTGGCGAGGGAGGCACAAAGCAGAATTTCAAGGAACGCGGAGGCATCCCGGTGCCGCGCATCGCAGGCATCCCCATCACCGGTGCCACCGGCAAGATCATCTTCAACCTGCTGAACCCGACCGTCGGCGCGATCCTGACGCTGGATCTGTGGCTCAAGAAGGACGTCGCCCAATGAGGACGATCGGACGCTGGCTGGCGGGAGCCCTCCTGTTGTCCGCTTGGGGCGCGCGGGCGGACACGAGCACCTACATGGTGCGGCCCGCCTGCGGTGGCGAGAGCTACACGAGCGGCCAGAACCGGCAGGGCCTGATGGACCCCACCGGCCGCATCTGCGACTCGGGCGGTGGCGGAGGTGGCGGCTCGAACGCCTCCGTTGGGACCAATGGCGTCACGGCGCCGACGAGTTCCACCCAGATCGGCATCTCGGTCGGCGGCGTTCTTCAGCCGGTCAGCGCCTCCAATCCGGTCCCGATCTCCGGTTCGATCACCGCGACCCTCTCCGGGTTCACGCCGAACGGCGTAGTGGCCAATCTTGCGGCCACGACATCGAGCGCGAGCGTGGCGCTGCCATCCGGCACCGTCGTCGCGGTCACGAATGCCGGCTCCAACACGGTCCACATCAAGTTGAGCGTCGGGTCGGGATCGGCGGCCACCACCGACTACGCGCTGCTGGCAGGCAACTCGATCGGCCTCACCGTCGGGTCGAACACCTTCATCAATGCGATCACCGACACCGGCAGTTCGGCGCTCAGCCTCGCCGGTGGCCAGGGCCTGCTTACCGGCTTCGGAGGGGGCCAAGCTTCGAGCGGAGGCGGAACCGCCAGCGTCAACCTCACCCAGGTTGGAGGAGCGGCGGTCGCGTTGGGCTCGACCACGAGTTCGGCCTCCCTGCCCGTCGTGATCGCCAGCGACCAGGCGGCGGTTTCCGTGAAGCAGGCGACGGCGGCAAACCTCAACGCCACGGTCGTCGGCACGGGCACATTCGCGGTTCAGAATACGACGGCGACGCCGGCGGGCACGAACCTCATCGGCAAGGTCGGTATCGACCAGACGACGCCCGGGACGACCAACGGCGTGCAAACCCTGTCCGGCTCGACGACGGGCGTCACCCAGGCGACCGCGGCGAATCTGAACGCACAGGTCCAGGGAACGGCCGCGAGCGGCGCCTCCAATGCCGGCAACCCGGTCAAGATCGGCGGCCCGTTCAACAGCACGCAGCCCAATGTGGCCTCGGGTCAGATCGTCGACGGCCAGTTCACGGCGCGCGGGGCGGAAATCGTCGCGCCCGGCGTGGACGGCTTCCCCGTCACGATTGGCGGCGGCTCGGCGGTGATCGGCCACGTCATCACCGATTCCGGCTCGACCACTGCAGCCACGCAGTCCGGTGCATGGAACATCGCCAATATCACCGGGACCGTGAGCCTGCCGACCGGTGCGGCAACGGCAGCGAACCAGCCGACCAACGCCACGGCTGGCTCGTCGAGCGCCGGAGAAACCGGCAACATGGAGATGGCCGCGGTCACGACCGCATCGCCTTCCTACACCACGGGCCAGACCAATTACCTGTCCTTGACGACGGCCGGAGCGCTACGCACCGATGCTTCGGCAACCACACAGCCGATCAGCGCCGCGTCGCTCCCGTTGCCCACGGGCGCGTCGACAGCCGCCAACCAGACGTCCGTGCAGGCGCCGGTGGCTCCTGCCACGGCAACGGCCACAAAGGCCAACGCCGCGGCCGGCCGCTACCACGCCACCCCCGATGCCGTCACAGACGGTCAGGAAGACGAAGCCCAGATGGGCCCGCACGGCGAAGGCAAGGTGTGCCCCGTCGATTCCACCGGCGCCTGCGCCGACCCGACCCTGGCCGTCCCCGTCACGCAATGGCCGAGTTCGTCGGCCAACGCTGCGCCCCTGCACAACCAAGTCACGACAGCGTCCTCGAATCTCGTTGTGGTGACGGGATCGCACAACCTCTACGGCCTGAACGTCGCAGCTGGAGCAAGCGCGCTCTACATCATGATCTTCGACGCGACGACGGCGCCGGCCGACGGTACGGTGACGCCGGTCAAGGTCTACCAGGTCGCGATCAACAGCTCGTTCTCCATCCCGCCCAGCAACGTGCCATTGATCCGTTGCACGACGGGTATAGTGATCGTCACCTCGACGACCGGCCCCTTCACGAAGACGGCCTCGGCCACGGCCTTCATCAGCGGAGACTACGAATGATGCGCAAACTCGGAATTCTCGTGGCCTTGTGCGCAGGCATGTTCTGCGCAAGCCCGGCCAGCGCCCAGCTGTTGTCGCACCAGGTCTGGACGGCAACGCCCGCCAACGGGCTCGTGAGCGTAGGCACCGGCGTCCTCATGGGCGCCCACATCACCGGAGCGCTGCCCGCCGGCGCCATGATGATGATCTTCGACGGCACCAGCATCCCCGCCGATGGCGCTCTCGCGACGGCTCCGCCGGGGTGTTTCACGATCCAGGCGACGATCTCGCCCAACATCACCTCGACCGGGTGGATGGCCAACGACCCGTCCCCTGTCGTCATCACCAACGGCCTGGTCGTGGTGGCGAGCTCGTCGGCGGACTGCTTCCACCTGACCAAGATCAGCAATCTCTATATCTCGGCGACGGTGGTCCAATGACTTGGCAGAAGACCTGGATCACCGCGGCGATCGGCGCGGCCCTGATCCTCCTCACCATCGGCGGCGTCGCCGTGAGCCTGAAGCCGCAGGCCTATTCGCAGATGAGCGGCACCCAGCCGAGCCACGGCATCCAGGGCCCCGCAGGTCCGACCGGCGCAACTGGGCCGGCCGGGATCACGTGCTACAACGCGAGCGGCGCAGTCGCGGCCTGCAAACTCTGGTTCGGGACGGCGACGGTCGATGCCTCCGGAAACTGGTCCGTGAGCTATGCCGGAGCCGGCTTCACGGCGGCTCCGAACGTGCAGATCACTTCGGTCAACACCGTGAACGGCGGCGTGCTCATCCCCAAGACCCAAACCAGTACCGCGACCGGGGCCTCCGGCAATGTGCAGGGACTGTCCGTCGTGCTCGGGCTGCTCACCCTCGGGCTTACGAGCATCAATGGTTCCACCATCAGCGTTCAGGCCATCGGCGGCTAAGAAGGGATACGAACATGTACGCGGATTACACAGGCGCGCTTTCGGCATCGGCTCTCAACTCCAATGTGGCCACACCTGCTGGCGCGGCGTTGGATGCGCTGCGCGCGGCCAAAAGCATCGAGGCCGATCCGGCCAACCAAGAACTCATCGCCGACACGATCTCGGCGTTCAAAACGGCCTTGCGCGGGATCAATGCCTTGACCGGCGAACCCGCGATGGCGGGCATCAAGCCCGTGGCGGGCTCGACGGTGCCGTACATCGACATCGCCTCCCTCAGCGTCACGCAATCCGATCTGCAGGCCGGTGCCGACCCGCTGGTGCAAGATGTGTGGGCAACGAGCACGGTGGCATGGAACGCCTGCACGGATCAGGACGTGCTCAACAATCTCGCGGTCGCGTGCATAGGCATGCAGGCCGCGCTGTCGGGTTGGATCGGCGCGCTCCACCAGCCCGGCTCGGCCGGCGCGGATTCCGGCGGGGCGGGCGGCAAAGGCACCCATCCCTGATGTTCGACACAGTCTTCTTTGGGTTCGCCGGCGCCACGGCTCTGTGCTTGGCGCTGGCCTTCCTACAGGCAGACTACGATCTGCGCGCTGTCGCATGCATCCTGGCAGCCATGTGGCTGCTCACCAACCTCGCCGACATCCTCACCCGCGGCGACGGCAAGTTCTTTCCGCTCCTCGATGGCCTTTGCAGCGTGGCGCTCACGCTCGTGTGGGTGCGCGAGCCCAGGCTTTGGCTTTTCCTGGTGGCGTGGATCTTCTCGTGCATGGAATTGCGGCACGCGGCGTACTTTCAGGGCGGCGACTTCGGGAGTGCCGCGCGCTACCGCTACGATCTCGATCTGAACCTCGGCTTTGCGGCGCAGATTGCGGTCGTCGTCATCGCGGCTTTGGCCGGAAACCACCGGATATGGCGCATCTGCGGCGCGGTTCTCGCGCTTTTCGGCATCGCAACGACTGCCCAAGCGGCCCCGGACGGACGGCTGTGGCTGCTGGCCCATCGCACCTATGACGGCGACGCGCTCGCGTATTTCAACCAGCTAGCGACGAACGGTTGCGCCACCCCGACGCCAGCCTTCAAATCCGCGGTCAATGCCTATGTCGTGGCAGAGCGCTCGGCCGGGAATTGGGGCTTCCAGGACCAGGCCTATATCTTTGCGACAGCCGATTCGTGTACGGCCGGCACCAACCTCGCCCAGCCACCGCTCTACAAGATCACATGGAACGGGACGTGCTCCTTCTCCTTGCAGGGGCTGAATGGCGACGGCGCGACCTGCTATGGCGACACCAATGTCCAGATGAGTGCCCTGGTGAACCTGAGCCAGAACAACGCGCACATCGAGGGCTACAACGCAGGTCTCATCACGAGCGGGAACGATGTCGGGCTGCTGAACACCGGTGGAAGCCTCCTGCTGCAGAACTTCAACCCCAACCGGGTGTCGCGCCTCACCAGCGCGGCCTCGATCACGGACACCGCGGCGGGCGCAGCTGGGCTCGCAGCCGCAGACCGGACGAACTCCACGACGATCACCACATGGATCAATGGGACCGTCCTGTCGAATGCGGTCTCAAGCACTTCCGCAGCCTCAACCGCCGCCGACGTCATCGTCTGCCGGGTGAACGCGTCGATGTGCGGGAATGGGATCCGGCTGCTCATGGCAGGTGTGGGCCAAGCATTGCCGAACGAAGCCCAGCACTATACGAACGCCAGGACGATGCTTCTTGCGTTGGGAGTGACCGGCATATGAGCGATCATCTTCACAGCGGCTTCGGGTTCCTGGTGACCCACGGGGGCACCCACACTGCCGAGGCGTGGGCGGAAGCGACGGCCTCCGGGCTGGTCAGCATCGATCCCGGGATGGCATCAGACAGGCTGCTTGCGGCCGCGAAGCTCCGGGCGACCGTTGTGGGGATTCTCGTCGCGGCATTCAGGCGGGTACACTCCGGAACATCGGCCACCGAAGCATCGGCGGTCAGCGACGAGTGCCTTGCGGCGATGGCCGAACCTTTCGGCGCCAGCCCGTGGGCCTCGTCCTTCGAGCATCCGGACATTCGGCGCGAGATCGGCGCCTATATCACCCGCAACCTCCTCACCGCGGCGGATCTCGCCCTGAAAGCGGAGTAGACACATGGCTGGCTTTACCACCGCCTTTCCGACCAGCACGAAGGCCGAACTTCCCCAGGCCATCCACAATTTCACCGCCACGACCGGGCACGTGTTCAAGATGGCGCTCGGCAAGGTGACGCCCACCGGCACCTATGGCGCGGCGACGACGAACTATTCGAACCTCACCGGCAACGGCGACGAAGTGACGGGCACCGGCTACTCGGCCGGCGGCTTCGCCTGGACGGCAGCGCAGAACATCACCCCGGCCGCGTCCGGTACATCGGCCACCTGGTCATGGTCGGTCAACCCGTCCTGGACCACGGCGACCTTTTCGACGGTCGGCTGCATCATCTACAACTCGTCCGCGGGCAACGCCGCCGTGTATGTCGGCGACTTCGGTGGCACGCAGTCGGTGTCGGCGGGCACCTTCACCGTCATCCTGCCGGCCAACACGGTTGGGAACGCGATCCTGCAGCTCACCTGAGGCCACGCGGATGCGCCCCTTCAAGGCCCAGACCGGCAACGACCACCTCGTCTCCGAGGCGCATGCCGCGGCGATCGATGCCGGGTTGGGCACGACCGCGTGGCCTGATGCTGGCGCGGCCGAGCGCCGCCGCGTCCAGTTGCTCGAGACCAGCAACGGCAGACCGCTGACGCCCGAGGAGCGCGCCGAACTTGGCGCGCTCACCCACATCAAGAACCTCCATAGCGCCGCCGCCTTCCTCGACCTTCACGGCTTCGAACCGTCCATAGTGGGCGCCAGCGCCGCGCTCGACAGCGTCCACGGCGGGATATTCACCGCGGCGTGCGGGTGCTCGGTGGCCGTGGCTTTCGACCACCATCGCCGCGCAGATCCGGCCAACCAGGTCCACGCCGTCGGAACGCTTGCCAAATGCGCGGATCACGCGCGCCACCAACACCACAAGGACCTCTTTGCGGCGCTCAGCGGCGGGGGGTAGGCGATGGCCAAAACCCTCCTCGGCGGCTGCTACGCGAACGATTTCCCCTCCGTAAACACCAACACCAACTGCTTCCTGGCGCTCGGCATGAACGGCGAGCGCGTGGCGGACGCGAGCGTTGCCGAGACAAACACGCAGATCAAACTGCGCCACGCCGGCACGCTGAGCCTGCTCACGGCCAACGTCTTCAACAACGCCCAGACGGCGGCGGGATCCGTCCAATTCCGTCAAAACACCGCCAACGGCAACCAAGTGCTCTCGATCGGAGCGACGACTGCCGGCCAGTTCCAGGACGCGACCCACTCGGACTCGATCGCATCGGGCGACCTTGTCGACATCATGTGGAAAGCGCCATCGGCTTTCCATGCCTTCCAGATCAGCGCCCTCGTGATGGCGTTCGACGCGACCGGGGCCACCGCCACGCTCCTGAGCTCGTCGGACGATTACGGAACGGGGGCCCAGGGGCCGAGCGCGGCCAGCACCACATATTTCGCCCCGCTGGCCGGCACCGGCGGCGGTTCGGCCTGGTTCTCGACGTCCGAAGCGAACCTGCAATCCCTCGTGCGCGCCGCAGGAACGGTGTCCAACCTCGCCATGGCGATCACCGCCAACACCTCGACCAACGGGTTGGCGGTCACCTTTCGGGACAACGGAACCAGCGGAAACGGTACCTTCACGGTGCCCGCTGCGACCACTGGTTATTTCGAAGACACCACGCATAGCGATTCCGTGGTTTCCGGCGATCTCATCAACATCACGGCGATCACCGGGGCCGGAACCGTCAACCAGAAGCCCTCGACCATCTCGGCGCTCTTCGTCTCGAGCGCCGGCAATTACGATCTGCAGGGCGGCCAGACGCAGACATCCGCCGCCGCATCGTTCCAGAACGCCAACAACTTCGGGCCCATTCTCGGTGCACTGGGATCGGTCAACGCCTTCGTGGCCATCGCCGAAGGCAACGTCCAGTGCAAGGTGCCGGTCGCCTTCACGGCCTCGCGCATGCGCATCCGGCTAGCCATCAACAGCTTCGGCTCGAATGTGGCAATGGCGCTCCGGGACAATGGCGCGGACGTGAACGGGGCCCTGACGATCACGGCTGCGACCACGGGCTATTTCGAGGACGCTACTCATAGCGATTCTGTTGCCGCCAACGATTTGGTGTGCTGGCGGATCGGGGCAGTGAGTTCCGCCGGAGCCATGGTGCCCAGCAAGTTCGGCCTCACCATGACGTCCTCCGCGAGCGCCACCGTCTCCCTGACGGGGGTTGCCGCCACCGCCGCCGCCCATGCGGCAGTTGCAGGGCCGCAAGCGTCTCCCGCGGGCGTACAGGCCGCCGGAGCAGCCCATACCGTGCTCCCGCAAGTCGGGGTCACCGCTGGGGCCGCGCAGTCTATCGGAAGCCGCGGCAACCTCGTGTTCGGCTCAGTGGCGCCGCTGGCCGGCGTTTCTGCGGCAGGAATGGCCGGCGCGGTTCGGCCGATCGTGCGGGGTGTTCCGGCGGGCGTGGCCGCGGTTGGTTTCGCCGGCCGTGTCGCAGGAACGCAGCACTTGGTCTTGGTTGGCGTTCAAGCCATAGCCAGGGCTGGCGGTAGCGCGCCGACTGGATCACCAACTCTGCGCGGCGTCCAGGCCTTCGCGCTGGCGTCCGAGGTTGGCCTATATGCCACGCCGATATCCTATGTCCCGGCAGCGCGCATCATGCGCAATACGCCGGTCCCGACGGTCGGCCACATGGGCAATATGCCCGTGGCCGTGGTCGCCAGGCTTTTCCCAAGCGGCCCGCAGCCACGGTCGCGTCAGGTGACGCTGCGCGGCGTCGCGGCGGTCTGCAAGGCCAGCACAGTCTCGCCCTTCTTCAACGTCAGCGTCCACATCACCGGGGTCCAGGCAGTCGCTAGCGCAAATCCGGTTATCGGCGCCGGCAACATGCCGTAGGATGGGAAACTGAAGCGGAGGTGTGCTTTGAACGTCGGCGAATATGGTGTCCATTTATGGTTCTCGACGGGCTTCGACATGCGCGGGTTCACGAGCCTGTCGATCATCTTCACCAAGCCGGACCAGACGGTCTTGACCGTCACGAATCCCGCCGTGTCGGTCGGCGCCGTGGACGAGAACACCGTGTTCGGACTTTTCCCCGCTAACAAGTACCTGGACTATGTGTTCGTGGAAGGCCAGGTCGACCAGGTCGGGGTCTGGGGTGTGCGGTGCACCTACACGGATGGCTCGCAACACCTGATCTCAGACCCGACCACCTTCACGATCAGGCCGTGAGGGACAAAAGATGGGAAGGCCCAGCAAACTCACTCCCGAACAGCGCGACGCTATATACAAATCTCGTCTCCAAGGATCCAAGCTGACTGATCTGGCAAAGCATTACGGCGTGAGCCATGCGGCTGTCTGGAAAATTTGCCAGGACCGGAGAGACGGCCCTGCCAAGCCGCTCCCGCGACCTCTGCCGGTCACTCCGCCCGCCGGCCCGTTGCCTGACAGCACGATTGCGCCTATTCCGCTCAGCCGCCTCATGGCGGGAAGGTGACCCATGGGCCGCAAGCGTGGCGTCCAATACCGGCCGGGCAGTTTCTACCGCAACGACGATCGCTCCGGCTTCGTCGTGCGTGCGGAGAAGACGCGCCAGGAATGGACCGAACTCATCGTCGCCGACAATCTCTGGGAAGCGCGCCAGCCGCAGGATCTCGTCGAGGGCGTGCCGGACGACCAGACGGTCGACAACGCGCGGCCCGTTCCTCCTGCGGTGTTTGTTGGCCCGATCAGCACCACATTGGCTCTCCCAGCACTCGTCGGGGCGACGTTCCTGTATCTGGACGCGGTGAACGGCTTCAACGACGGGCGCAAGGTCGGGATCATCCTGGACAGCGGAGACTACTTCAACACCACGCAGGCCGGCCCGCCCACATCGCTCGGAATCCATATCGCCCAGGGATTGCCCCTGACCGCCGCGCGCGGCAACACGGTGACCGCGTACATTCCGTCGCCAGAAGTGATTCCGACATGAACGATCTGCCGCCGCTGCAGGCCCGCGTCCGCCTCAACGCCACCGCGCACGCGCGCCTTTCCAAGAGCTACAAAGGCAACCGCGCGCGGGAAGAAGGCGTTGCCGGTACCGTTGTCGGCTATTCGGAAGGGAAAGCAGGACGCCGCGCAAATGTGATATGGGACAAGCCTGCGGGCCGGCCGCCGGAACCGGTTCACCCGCGCTACCTTGAGGAATCGTAGTCGTGAGCGACGCTAAGGTGACCTTCGAAACCCTTGGCTATGACCCATCTCCCCCGGGGGGCGAGCAGCGGTTTAGTTTTGCATGCCCGAAACATAAGGGGCGCCGCTGCGAGGGGCTGTTGATTCTCGGTCGCACCGGACTGCGCCACGACCCCCAAGGTCAGAACGGTGGTGCGGCGCATTGGGGATGGGACGGCAACCGCGAAGCCCCGACCTTTACCCCTTCGATCGACCACAAGGGGTGCTGGCACGGCTATATCCGCGGCGGCCGGTGCGTCGACACGGGCGGCAATGAAGAGCCTGAACCATGAGTAGCCCAGCGCTCCCGGCAACCAGCGGCGTCTCGAACTTCAATCCGCGCGCGATCGAGATCATCACCGCAGCGTTCCAGATCATGGCCGTGATCGACGCTTCCGAGGTCCCGGACGACACCATGGTGCGGCAGGGCATCGAGGTGCTCAGCGCGATGATGAAGGAGCTCGAGGCGACCGGCTATCACGTCTGGACGGAGGAAGAGGGCATCCTGTTCCTCCAACAGAACCAGATCCGCTACCTTCTCGGCCCCGCCCCCGACGGCACGCCGTCTCCCGACCACTGCGCCGATGCCGAGGACTACGCTCTCACCACGCTCGAAGAATCGGCGATCGCCGGGAATGCTTCCGTCATCGTCGCCGATCCGACGGGCATCGAGGCCGGAGATTACTTCGGGATCGTGACCAACGATGGGAGCGCCTTCTGGACGAGAGTGAAGGCCGCGCCGACCGGACCTGTCCTGCAACTCGTCGACGCGCTCACCGGCGACAGCAACGCCGGAAACTTCGTCTTCGCCTACACCACCAACATCGAACGGCCGTTGAGGATTCCGTTCTGTCGACGGCTGCAATATGCAGTGGGCAACAACGCCCAGGGCAATATCATCACGCCCCTCGTGCCGATGATGAGCCGGTCGCAGTATTTCGACCTGCCGGAACCGCGCACGCCCGGGACCGTCACTCAGGCCTATTACGACCCCGCCCGCGACCAGGGGAAACTCTACGTCTGGAACGCGCCCGGCAACGCCAACTTCGGACTGCGCTTCACCTGGTATCGCCCCCTTCTCGTCTTCACCTCGACCGACGACACTGCCGATCTTCCGCAAGAGTGGGGCAATGCACTCAAATGGAACCTCGCCCGCGAACTGATGCTGCGCTACCAGGTCGGCGCACAGCGCGCGCAGATCATCAACCAGACGGCCACCGCCAAGCTCGAGCTGGTCATGGGCTGGGACAGGGAAGACACATCGGTGTATTTCGGCCGAAACTCTCCACGCACCCGCGGCGGGAGGTAGGGCGTGCCCGAGATCGTCTTCGGCGTCGAAAGCTACGTCTCGCGCTCGCTCCCTCTCTCGGCGCAGCGCGTCGTGAACGCCTTCATGGAGCGCCAGCCCCACGGCACGAAGAACCAGACGCCGGTCTTCGGCGCGCCCGGTCTCACGCGCTGGATAGAGCTTCCCACCAAACCCTTGCGCGGGTTCTGGAACTTCAACGGCGTGCTCTATGCCGTGGCGGGCCAAGTGCTCTACCGGATCAACAACGCCGGCGGATACAAGGCGCTGGGTGGCGGCATCACCGGCTCAGGTGTCGTTTCGATCTCCGACAACGGCACGCAGATCATGGTGGTGAACGGGGTGGGCGGATACCTCGCGGACGGCACCGACAACTACCAGCAGATCCAGAACCCGAACTTCTTCAGCGCGTCGACAATCCTGTTCTTCGACAACTACTTCGCGTTCGACCGCAAGGGCACCAATGAGTGGTTCCTGTCCGGCCTCTCCGACGGCACGAGCTATTCCGGCCTGGATTTCGCGAGTGCCGAAGCCCAGCCTGGTTTCCTCACCGCGCTCGCGCAAAATCTGCGCCTGATGTTCCTGTTCTGCCAGAACCACATCGAGATGTGGTACGACGTCGGCGCCCAGGACTTCCCGTTCCAGCCCTATGCCGGCGGCGTGATCGAGAAGGGATGCGTCTCGCCGCACTCGGTCATCAACCAGGATGAAGCCCTGTTCTTCCTCGGGAGGGACAAGGTGTTCTACCGGCTCCAGGGCAATGTCCCGCAGCGGATATCGACCCACGCCGTGGAGACCGCGATCGCGAGCTACGGCGACGTTTCGGATGCCTTCTGCCTCACCTACACGCTCGAGGGCCACAAGATGGTGACCCTCACCTTCCCGAGCGTGCCGCACACATGGGAATACGACATCTCGACCGGGCTTTGGCATGAGCGCGAGTCCTGGGACGAGAACGGAAATAATCTCGGACGCTGGCGTGCGAATTGTGCGATCGAGATCTACGACAAGATACTCATCGGGGATGCCTTCAGCGGGGTTATCTCGATTCTGGACTGGTCCGTGAACAACGAACTCGGAAATACCCTGCAAATGCTCATCCATTCGAGCACGCTGCACGATGAGCGCCTTCCGCTGTTCGTCCAGAGGCTCGAGCTCGATATGCAGGTAGGGGGCAAGTTCGGAAGCGGTCCTGTCCTCTACGGTCACGCCCAACCGCCGCAAGCGATGCTGCGCTGGTCGAAGGATGGCGGCCAGACCTGGTCGCGTCGGCAGCGGTGGCGTTCCCTTGGTCGAGTCGGCGAGTACCTCAAGCGCCTGCGCTGGATGCAGATAGGCAGCGCGCGCCAGTGGGTGTTCGAGCTCACGGTGAGCGACGATGTTCCGCGGGTGCTCCTCGGCGCCTACGTGACGGCCGAGCCCGGAATGGAGTGAAAGATGTCCGGCAGTGGTTCCCCGAGCCTTCCACAAGCGAGCTTCCCGATCTCGCCACCGCTGGCGCGGATGCGGATCGTCGAGCCCACCGGCGAGTTCACGACACTCGGACTGACGTTCTTCTCGCAATTCTGGGCGGGCGTGCAGGGCACTGGTGGGGCAATCGACCAGATCGGCACCATCAACAACATGGACGGCGACGCCACCTTCGACAAGGACACCGGCCACATCACGGTGTTCTCGAGCCAAGGCAAGCCGTTCGTCGCATCGGCCTTCGTCGACACGACCGACGCCGACAACATCACGAGCGGCACGCTCGACCCGGACCGCATCGCGGACGGCTCGCTCGCGCTAGCCAAGATCCAGGCCATCGCAGCCCTCTGCCTTTTGGGAAACCCCGGCACGATAGCCGGACCTGCCGCCACGATCTCCATCGGCACCAATCTGGCGATCGCCGGCGGTGCACTTGAGGCCTGTGCGGGCGAGTACACGGTGGCGACGTTGCCAGCCGCGGCGCCGAAATGGTCCCGCGCCTTCGTGACGGACGCGAGCGCGGCCGCCTTTGGCGCCATCGTGGCGGGAGGCGGCGCCAATCCGGTCCCCGTATATTTCGACGGAACCCATTGGAGGCAGGGCTGATGGGACCTCCGAAGTGCCGAACCTGCGGGGTTGTCGAGTATCGCCACACCTGCAAAGGCGCGCTCAAGGAAGGGAAATTACATACTTGGCTCTCCGCGCTTGGACGCGGCTTGAAAAACGCTGGAATTGCATAGTAGACTCTCCGCATCGAATAGCTGAGAGAGAAGGCCTAACCGCGTCGCTTTCGGGCAAAACGCGGGATCAAGCTTTGCGACGGGTTAGAGCACAGGGAAACCCGGTAGGAAGCCCAGGAACAACGCTTTTAAGGGTCAGAAAGACAGCGGCCCGAGAGAGTTCCAAAGGCAGCGCCAAGCCTGTGTTGATCGGCCATCCACATGGAAAGAAGGGCTTGCTGCGCTGTCCAGCAGGCCCTTCGCTTTTCCGGCGATGTGCGCCGGTTGGCGAAGCAGAAGGCGCCAGCACCGAAGGCAAAGCGATCCGGCCAGGGGAGGCGCGCTCGCTAGGCTTCCGGTCCGCGCCTGCGCGTGCTATTTCGGTCGCAAGATAGCCAGCACAGCCCCCCAGAGCAGACCTTACTTTCAAGGCAGAACAGGCGGTTCCGGCTATGATTCTCCCCGTCGACTTCATCGACACATCGGTCATGACGGCCGCGCTTGTGATGAAGCACGCCGTCCACTTCGCCGACGACACGCGGCGCCAAGAGGCTTCGAAGTCTCCGCACCACGACACGCAGATGATCCTTCTACGCGCCCCAGCCGGAGATGTTTCCCGGGAAACATGGTTCGCCGATGTCGAGCACGCCGACACCCCTCTGTTGGCCGAATGGCCGAGCGCACGCCGCGTGATCGCGGCCATCGCGCGCAGCCACGAACGGCGCACGCAGCAGCAATTTGGCACGGCGATAGAGCCGAGTTTCGGCAAGATCATGGTGGTGCGCCTGAAGGCCGGCGGCTTCGTCGACTGGCATGTCGACCAGGGCGCCTATGCCGAGGCGCACGACCGCTTCCACCTCTGCCTGATCGCGTCGCCGGCCGCGTTCCTCTATTCGAACGGACAGGCAGCAGTGCTACAGCCTGGCACCCTGGCCTTCTTCGACAACCGCAAACTTCACGGCGAGGTCAATTTTGGACCTATTGCGCGGGATCACCTGATCGTCGACATCCGCCGCGCGGCCCCGGAGACGGTGCAGTGAGCGGACCGTTCCTCGTGCTTGGTCTGCCGCGGTCGCGGACGTCGTGGCTCGCCCATTTCCTCTCCTATCGCGATTGGAACTGCGGGCATGACGAGTTGCGCCATATGCGCAGCCTCGACGACGTAAAGGCGTGGTTCTCCCAACCGTGTGTCGGGAGCGCGGAAACGGGCGCAGCCCCATGGTGGCGCCTCATCGAGCGCTATGCGCCGTCCGCGCGCATCGTGCTGGTCCGCCGTCCAAAGGCCGAAGTGATCGAGAGCCTGATGCGAATTCCAGGCGTTGCATTCGACCGCTCGCACCTGGAACGTCTCGTTCGGCAGCTCGACCGCAAGCTCGACCAGATCGAGGGCCGCACCGCGAATGTCCTCTCGGTGCCGTTCGACCGCCTGGACGACGAGGCCACGTGCGCACGCATCTTCGAGCATTGCCTGCCCTACCACCACGACCACGCGCACTGGCAGAATCTGGCGGCCGTGAACATCCAGATCGACATGCCCGCGCTGATGAAATACTTCGCGGCCTATCGTCCGCAACTCGACAAGCTGGCCCTTGTGGCCAAGCAGCAAATCCTGTCCGAAATGGCCGTCCGCGAGCCGGTGCTCCCGAGTGGCTTCACCTTCCAGGCCGAAAGCATCGACGCGTGGGAGCGCGACGCGCCAAGCTTGTTCGAGGCGCATTGCGTCGTGGTGGGCGAGGCTCCGGAGGCATGGCGGGGCAAGAACATCCCGCTCATGCGCAGCCTGTACGAACGCGGGGCGATGCAGATCATGACGGCGCGCTGCAACGGCCGCATGTTCGGCTACCTGATGACGTTGCTGACGCCGTCCATGGCGTCCCCTGAGCTGAAGTCTGCCGTCCACACGACGTTCTTCGCGTCGCCCGACTTTCCCGGACTCGGAATGAAGCTCCAGCGTGCGGCCTTGGCAAAACTCAAGGAAGACGGGATTGGCGAGGTGTTCATGCAGGCCGGCACCAGAGGCTCGGGCGAGCGCTTGGGCGCGATGTACCGGCGGCTCGGAGCCCAAGACGATGGCCAAATGTACCGTTTGAACCTGGCGGAGGCGTAGATGGGAATCGGTGTAGGCGCGGCGGTACTCGGAGCTGGCGCTCTCGGCGCGGCAGGATCGTTGGGGTCGGGGTTTCTTCAGGCCGGGGCCGCGAACAAGGCGACCAACACGCAGCTCGCAATGTACAACCAGACGCGCTCGGACCTGATGCCGTACATGACCGGCGGCGCATCGGCGTTCTCGCAGCTCCAGAACCTGATCGGCCTCAACGGCGGCAACAGCCAGTCCATGCTCGCGACGCTCCAGAACTCGCCGGGCTACCAGTTTGCGCTCCAGCAGGGGCAGACTGGCCTCGACCGCACTGCGGCCGCACGCGGGCTGCTCCTCTCCGGCGGCCAGTTGAAGGACACGGTGAACTACAACCAGGGCATGGCCGACCAGCTCTACGGCACCTACTACAACCAGCTCATGGGCGCGGCGGGGTTGGGCGAGAACGCGGCAGCGCAGACCGGCAACGCAGCGACAGCGACCGGCCAGGGCATGGCGGGCTCGATCATGGGCGGCGGCCAGGCGCTCGCGGGCGGCCTCGCCGGCGGCGTCAACAATCTCGGTGGCGCGCTATATCAATACTCCATGCTCAACCAGAGCCAGCTCGGCACCGGGCCCGGCATTCCCGGCTATAACGGCCCTGGCCCCGACCCGACGCTGGACGAAAGCTTTCTGACTTCCGATCGCCGCCTCAAGACCGACATTCGTCGCATCGGAGGCACCGACTCGGGCCTGCCGATCTATTCCTACCGGTTCAAGGGCTCGCGCGTACCGCAGATGGGCGTCATGGCCCAGGATGTGGAAAAGGTCGCGCCCGACGCCGTCATCACGCTTCCGAGCGGCTACAAGGCCGTGAACTATCGTGCCGTCTCGCAGATCCCGCCACTCAAGAGGGCCGCCTGATGAAAAACCGTAGCGTGAAGCCTCTCAAACCCAACATCCCGGCCATGGGCAAGCACAAGCCGTCCAAGCCGCGGCTCAAGACACGCCATCTGTCCACCATCGGCAAGTCGGCGTTCGGCGCGCCCGACCCGACGGCCGGCATGGCGTTCCCGCCCGGCGCCGGTGCGCCTGCTGGCGCGCCCGCCTTTGCGCCGGGAGATCCCGGCGCGCCCCAGGCCGCACCGCCGGACGCCGGCGCGCTGGCGGGCGCGGGCGGCGGCCCGCCGGGGATGTAGGGAATGGCCGGGTTCAGTGGCATCCCTGCGCTTGACGTGAATCCCATCGGGGTTGGCACGGCGAACACGGCCGGCATGTTGGGCAACATGACCCAACTGCAGAACTACCAGACCCAACAGCAACTCCTGCCCGCCCAGATCGCGGACACCGAGGCCCAGTACGCGCAGCGCAGCCAGTTGCGTCCGCTCGAGCTCCAGGAAGCCAAGCAGAAAAGCGCGCTCGAAGGCGCCGAGTTCGGCAACCAGGCGCTCGCCCAGGTCGCGCGCGATGCCCAAGCCGCGGACCCGGAGGACGCGCCGGCGGTCTGGGACGAGGGCATGAAGAGGGCTGCAGCGCAGGGCGTCACCCAAGCGGACCAGTACATTGCCCACTATCGTCCGGATCTCGCCGAGCGCATCGCCGATGTCTATGGCGGCCGCACGGAAGGCGCGACCGGTGCACGCGCAAACGCGCAGGCCGGCCCCATGGGTGACCCGAACGCGGTGGCGCGCGCGGTCGCGCAGATGCCGATGCCGGACGTCAAGAGGGCGCTCGGCAACCTCAATCTCGCGATCAGCAGCTTCAACAAGGTCAAGGACCAGGCCTCGTGGGAATCGGAGATACAGACGCTGCGCGAGGCCGGGATCGCGGTCGACAAGTTCCTGCCGAACCTCGACTGGAACCCCATCAACTTCGCCGCCGCGTCGCGCGCAATCCGTGGCCTCGTGCCGATGCGCGATGCCATGGCCCAGCGCGCCGCGGCCGCGGCCATGGGCGCCCCCGCCGTGTCGCCGCCGCCGATGTACGAGCCGAACTACCAGTACGTCGGCACCGAGCAAGGGACGGGCAAGCCCGTCTATCACGACATCCACACCGCGCAGGACGTGACCGGCGCCACGCCGATCGGCCCGAAGCCGTCGACAGCGATGTCGACCTTCCTTCTCAAGCAGCAGGCCTATCTCCAGAGCCACCCCGACGACCAGAACGGCGCGCTCGAGTTCGCCAACGGCAAGCGCAACATGAGCCCGGCGCAGATGCAGGAATCCGCGCTCAACCAGGCCAACAAAGAACTTGCCGACGCCACCCTCGCCGGCGCCGTGATACCGGACCCGGATGCCTGGGTGCGCCAGAAGACCGCCGCGAATTACGCCCTGATCTCCGGCGCGGGCGCTCCGCAGGTTTCCAACCCGAAAGCCGTCACAGCCCCGGCAGCGCGCATGTCCGCGGGCGAGCGCCAGCAATCTCTCGCCAACGCGAAAGCCTTCATCAAGGCGCACCCGGAATTGCGCGACAAGGTGATCGCGCGCGTTCAAGAGGCGGGGCTGCCGACGCAGGGGCTGTAGATGGCAGCCCTGGCCTTCGACGATCTCGCGAATACCGATACGCCGCTCAGCGAGGACGAGGCGACCGACGCCGTCATGACCCTCGCGCCTGGGGCAGTCATCACCAGCGGCTACCGCACGCCCGACCATAATGCCGCCATCGGTGGAGTCGCAGGGTCGCTGCACACGCGCGGTCAGGCCCAGGACATCGTGCTCCCGCAAGGCGTCTCGCCGGACCAATTCCATCAACATCTCCTCCAGGCCGGCTATCCGGTCACGGAGTTTCTTGTCGAGAAGGCCGGCGACCCGCATTCCACAGGCCCGCATGTCCACTGGGGATGGGGACCGAAGGGTCAGCAAGGCGCAAGCGCGCTGTCGTTCGGCGATTTGGCGCAGCCCCAGCAAGGCCCGATGACCTTCGATGACCTTGCGCAGCCCTCAAAGATTGCCCATGCCACTTCCGAAGATTCCGGCTACGCGCCGGGCCAACTGATCGCGCGCAACCAGCCGTGGGTGCGCCCTGGCGCGAAGAACTTCAGCACGCCCTTGAGCCCGCCGCAGGAGCAGCAATTTCGTCAGTGGGTTTCCACCAAGAAGGTTCCTTTCGATCCGAGCGATCCGACGCCCGATTACGACATGCGCGGGTTCTGGAAGGCTTTGCAGACCGGAGACAAACGGGCGCAGACGGCGATCGACCCCAACGACGGCAAAATGCACTTCCCGGATTATTGGAAAACGCCGTACAGCGCGACTTTTTCGGCGGAAAGCCAGTGGGCAAATCCAAAAACCGCACCGAAGTGGAACGACAAGGACCAACTCGTCACGCCATCTGGAACCGTTGTCTACGATGACCGGACGAGGGCTTGGAACAACTCGCTGTTCCCCGCCGCAGCGCCGGAGGGATCCTGGTATGACGCGATCGCCTCGGCCATCAAGACGACCCCGGAGCGCTGGAAACAACTCGGCGCCGGTGCGCTGCGCTGGTTCGCCGAAACCAACCCGCAGTTCCTGCCGAGATCCGCGGAAGCGCGGGACTTCGGACCGCCGCTGGTCGCCTACACGCCGAAGGAGCAGGAGGACGTCAAGAAAATCGCGGCGTTCAGCGCGAAAGTCTATGGCGACGCCCAGGCCGACATCGCCGCGAACACGCCGAATCTGCCGGCGGGTTCGGCCAAGTATTACGCCAACCAGATCACCGCCGGCACGATCGATCTCGTCCCGCTTCTGGCCGCCACCGCCGTCACCAAAAACCCGGCGATCGGCGCGGCCCTGATGGGTGGGCAAGCCGGCGTGCAGAAATACGGCGCCGCCCGCGCGCAAGGCCGCACGGCCGACCAGGCATCCATGGACGCGATGTTCTCCACGCTGGTGAACGGCTCGCTCGGCGCGCTGCCGCTGGGCGTGCTCATGAAGCCCGGGCAGAGCTTCCTGGCCAAGACCCTCCAAAGCGCGGGAACCTTCGGCGCGACCAATGTGGTCACCGAGGCGCTGCAGATCGGCTACGACAAGGGCCTCGTCGACCCGAACATGACCTTTGCCGATGCGTGGGGGCGCCTGAGGGATGCCGGGATCGTTGGGACGCTCCAGGGTGCTTTCCTCGGGGCTGGCCACGCCGGGCTCGAGGCAGCGGTCGGGCGCCTGCAAGCTGGCGTGAAGCGCCCGGGAGCGCCGCAGGAAGGCCGCCAGGAGCCAACGGTCGCGCCGGCCGCCACCGCGCTCACCTTCGACGACTTGGCCACCCCCGGGCCCGCCCGGCACGCAGCGGGGCCAGTCCACGCCGATGTCGAGGCGACGCTCGGCCTCGCGCGCCCTGGCCGGCCTCCGGAGATCCAGGAAAGCAACGAAATTGCGCAAAACCCGTTGAGTGGGGTGCCGCAAGCGTTGAGTAGCCCGGAGCTCGCCGCACCCTCGCCGGGGCCGTCGTTTCGCACCACGCCGGCCGCCATCGCGAACGAGCACGCCCTGGAAGTGGCGCGCCTCGAGGCAGAAGGGAGCGCGGCAGCCGCGCAGCGCGCCGTCCCGTTGCCCTCCATGGACAAGCCGGCCGCGCCCGCTCCGGAAGCCGCGGCGCCTTCGTCAGGTGGGGTGCCCCAGCGCCCGCTCGAGCAGGATGTCGCCGTCACCGCCGCCGGCCGCGAGGTTCCCGTGCGCTACGCGCTCGTCGAGGCCGCGCATCTCGTGCCGTCGCAGACCCAGGACGGCAACCCGAACCCGAACTTCCCGGCCGACCTTCAGCCGCGCGATCGCAGCCGCGCGGTCAGCCAAGCCCAAATCGCCTCGATCGCACAGAACGTCAACCCGCGCCTGCTCGACCACTCGGTCAATGCCTCGGATGGGGCGCCGATCATCGCCCCGTCCGGTATCGTGGAATCCGGCAACGGCCGCAGCCTCGCGCTCCAACGCGCCTACGCGCAGGGCCTTCCGTCCGCCGACCGCTACCGCGACTACCTGGCCTCTCAAGGCTACCCGGTCGAGGGCATGACGGCGCCGGTGCTGGTGCGCGTCCGGGAAGGCGATCTCATCCCGTCCGAGCGGCAGGCCTTCGTGCGCGAGGCCAACCAGTCGGGCCAGCTCGGCTATTCGGCAACCGAGCGCGCGATGAACGATGCGGCCGCGCTGCCCGATCATGCGCTCGACCTCTACCGCGGCGGCGACATCGAAGGCGCCGGCAACCGCGACTTCGTGCGCGCGTTCCTGCGCGAGGCCGTGCCCGAGACCGAGCACGCCCAAATGATCGACCAGAACGGCGCGCTGTCCCAGGAAGCCGGACGCCGCATCCGCGCCGCGCTCCTGGCCAAGGCCTACGGTGACCCGGATCTTGTCGCGCACACCGTCGAGAGCCACGACGCGAACACCAAGGCGATCGGCGGCGCGATGACAGATGCCGCAGGCGAGTGGGCACGGATGCGCGCGCAAGCCGCCGAAGGCGACATTCCGACCTCCCTCGACCAGACCGGGAAACTTCTTGAAGCGGTTAATCTGGTGTCGCAGGCCCGGTCGGAGGGCCGAAACGTCGCGGAATATGTGGGCCAGACGGATATGTTCAGCGGCGAGGCCGTCGATCCCGACGTCGAGGCTTGGCTCCGGCTGATGTTCCGCAACACCAAGGACTGGACGCAACCGGTCGGACGCGAGAAACTCGCCGACGCGCTGCGCTATTACGCCCGCGAGGCGCAGAAGGTCCATGCCGGGCCGAACTTGCTGGGGACCGAACCGCTCGGCGCCCAGGACATCGCAAGCGCGGCGAAGGAACGCCAGTATGGCGGACGACCGGAAGGACAATCCCCATCGCTCGGTTTTGGCGAGGATGTACGTGCGCGAAGCGGCCATGGAACCGGACCCGAAACTCAAGCGCCAGAGGCTGACCGAGGCGCAGCAGTTGCGCCAGGTCCCGGCGCCGGCGCCCAAGACAACCCCGTAAACGAATTCGGCCGCACGGCTGTGGGCTTCGCGTTCGAACCGAGGGGTGAGATCGGCGCCCAACATTCCCTGCGCCACGAGGCAGATGCCTTTGCGCGCGCCGCCGGCACGGATCTACGTGATCCGGCGGCCGCGGCTGGAACCCTCGCGAACTACGTGCTCGCGCGCGGGCGCCGCAGCGGGGTCGAGAACCTCGCGATCTACGACCCAAAGAGCGGTTCCATCTTCGACGCGAGTTCGGTCGGCAAGATGAGCGCGGTCTCGTTCTCGCCGCGCACCGCCGCAGGGCTGAGCGACCCTACGAAAACCATCGTGTCGTTCCACAACCACCCGTCCTACAAATCGTTCTCGCTGGGTGACCATCTGACGCTGCTTTCGCCCGCCGAACACACCATCTTCGCGATCGGCCACAACGGGACATGGTACGGAGCCAAACTGAACGGGCGCGTCACCGGCGACCAGAAGGAAGCCTTTCGCGCCTTCGGCGATTTGCTGAAGTCGGTCGATCGGCACATCTTCTCGGCGGTCAATCCCGATGTGCAGGCTAAACGCATCGACGTTAACGATGCCAACGAAATGCACGCCCACTTGGTCAGTGAAGCGCTTGCGCGGGCGGGCCTCATCCAATACCTCACCAACTACCGGGTTCCCGAGCGCCACGCACCGCTCGCCGAACGACTGGTCCAGGAAGGCGCCCATGTCGCAGCCGCTCTCGCCAACGAAATCCCGGGGATCGATTTCCGGGCTGCTGACGGGCTTCATCGACCCGCCGGATCCGTGGGCTTCCAGGACGCAGTGGGAATCCTTCTTGGCCGAACTCGAGGGGATGCCGGACAGCGAGCAGCTGCGCCAGGCGAAGGCGCAAGCCCAGGACGCGCTCCAGCGTATCGAAGACCAGAGCAACTCCGGCTCCTAGAAGACGAGAACCACTACGAACATGAGCGGCCGCCGTTCTATTCGGCACTCACTCGCGCGATCGAGGACGTCAAACTCACACGCGCGCCAGCCAAGGATTGGCTCGGGCTAATCGACAACCTGCGCAACAAGGGCGTGAAGCAGGAGGAAATCGACTGGTCCGGGGTCAAGCAATGGCTCGGCGCGCAAACTGGCCCCGTGACGCGAGACCAGATACTTGATCATCTGCGCGCGAATGAGGTGATGGTCGAGGAAGTGCTCAAGGCCAGGCGCGGCACGCTGGCTTCCAGAGAGCTTGGAGGCGAGACAAAATTTGAGCAGCACACGCTGGCGGGCGGCAAGAACTATCGCGAGCTGCTCTTGACGCTGCCGAGTGACGGGCTCTACGGCAAAGCCGCTGCGGATGCCTACAACCAACTCAGCCATCATCTGCATGCGAAGTACGGCGACGGCATCATGAATAAGGCGACGTC